AATCTTTCCATCTTTAATAGGCAATGCCATTTTACTTTCCTCCGATTTTTTTAATTAGTTTTGTTAAAGGATTCTTACCTGTATATGAGATAAGATTTTTAGGATTTTTAGATCCACCAATCTGCCAAAATTGTGTTGGTTGTGCTTCAAGGTGTAAGTGTGGATCATTTCTTTTCATACCTTCTCTACCTACATCAGCAATATGCTGTCCTAGTTTTACCTTATCACCTATTTTTACATATACCGCAGAAACGTGACCATAAACTACATACCACTTTCCGTGTTTTACTACTGGTGCATACTGACCAAAAGATGGTCCCCAAATACCTACCCCAATAACAACACCATCAGCAACAGCGTGTACTGGTGTTCCTATCTTTGCACCAAAGTCAATGCCTTGATGCCAGCCACTCATCCACTGTGGACCTTTAGTTCCATAGGCACAAATAACTGGTGCACCTTTAATTGGTTTTGCCATAATGATTCTCCTTTTATTAACTTGCAGTTTTATTATAACATAATTGCACCCCCAGAGAGATTCGAACTCCCGACCTGTAGGGTAGAAACCTATCGCTCTATCCTCTGAGCTATGGGGGCAAAGTGGGGTGTGTGGGACTTGAACCCACGACTGGCAGATTATGAGTCTGCTGCTCTAACCAACTGAGCTAACACCCCTGGACTGACACTACTTAGTAGCGTCAGCCATTGCATACTCTGGGTATGCAGGTCGTGATTTATTGTGAGCAAGGTAAGAACGAGAATTATTAATATCCTCGCTCATACGAAACTCACGTACTTTTTTACCAGCACGGAAAAGAAATACATCTAACTCCATGCATAAAGCATCAACTAATGAGTCGATGATTTGTGATGAAACTTCTTTACGACCATTCTCAATGTTTGATATATAGCCAATAGAAACGTGGGAAATTTCGTGCAAGTCGCGGATAGTAAGCAACTGGCGCGTTCTTTCTTCTTTGATTACCAAACCGTAGGCTTGACGTAGTAACATAATGCCCTCCTAGAACACTTGTGAGTAACGGTATGAGTATGTATCTGCACATGCCTGTGAACATACATAGCGGATTAGATTGCAGTCACAACTACCGTCGTGACCTGGCTCTTTGACTTCACCATCTGGCTGGCAGTGAAGTTCAACCTCGAACTCAACATCCAATGTGGCACTGCACTGTGCACACAAAGGATCTTGAATAATAGCAATTGAGTTCTTTTGGGGAACTCTTGTGACCTTGGCTACATACAAAGCCAAGGAAGATACGCTCATTACATACATAATGAGAATCAATTTACCATCAGACATAGCTATCTCCTTATCTACCTGATGAGCGGCCCTGCTTGAGAGCAGGGTCATCGACTGTCACATACGTAAAGCCTTGCTTAGGCATAAGCATAAGGCGATACCTCTCGGCGAATGAGTTATCGGAACCCATACGCACACACTGCTCGGCAATGCAATAAGCCTTGCCGACAATTTCTACACGCTCTGCGGGTACTTCTACGCCACAGAATACACACTCGTGCATATTACCTACCTCCATCTAGTTTGCGATTGCACTTGCAAGCAAGCAAGTGCTCAACTAGATAGCGGCTCTTGCTATCGTTGGTGAACAGAAGCTGCCTGCTAGTACGGACACCCCAAATACGAAACTCACCTATACGTACATAGGTCAGGAACGCGTGGTTGATATCCTGAGCCAACAGCGCGTTGATCTGCTGCTGACGTGTCTTGCGGGTCATTCTTACTGTCTTTGCCATGACGGCTCTCCTTTTATTCTGGTTGAGGGTAGAAAACGTTGGTGGTGTTACGGACAGCATCCCACTTACCTAGGCTAGTGAAATGACGGGAACGTGCTTGCACATAAGAGTACAAAGCAATCTGCATTTGAATTTCTTCTTCGTCAAGACGCAGGTAATCAATGTATGTAAGCATGATAGGTGTAACACCAATCTCATTGATTGCACGCTTGCAGCACTCTTTGGTGTGTGCAAGGCGGTGAATGTTGGGTACTGCAGTCATAGGCTCGTACCGGCCCCAACCACATGCAGCACTGCTCCTGCCACCCATACGTAGAGCTTCATTCTTAATGAACTCACTATGACGCACAGCCTGACCTGTGTAAAGGTCTTTGCTGTAACTAATGTTTTCAAAGAGTACAGGCAAAAGATGGAAATTTTTGCCGTACACATATGCCAATGGAACAGATTCTAACTTAAACACTTGTTCCGGTGTGGGCTCTTTGTATCTTCCGAACATACTTGCTCCTAACTAGACCGCAAAATTTTTGCGGGGAAACTGAACAGTCTCCAAGAATGCCTATACCCCAAGCCAGAGAGGTACAGACAAACTTAGTGATTCAGTATCACTACTTACACTTCAATGCCTGCAGAATCTCTTCATACGAGGCTTGTAGTGTCTTGCTCATTGCTGGTAGCAGAGCAATGCTTGGGCGGTTCTCCAACGTGAAGTAACGGTGGAGATTACCTCGGTTAATACCAATCTGCTGTGCTACCTGCTCTAGTGAGGTGTAGCCCAACTCATCCATGCGTGAACGTAGCCAACGCATGCCTGTCTTTGTTCTAGCCATAGTCGTACCTCTTTCTATCTAAACCGCAAAATTTTTGCGGGGAACTGAATAGTCCCAAGGAAAACTATCTCTAAGAGAAGAAGAGAGAGAGAGATAGTAATCCCCTGAGACGACTCAGAAGCGTTCTCCCTTAGGAACAGAAGAGAACAACTCATCTTCCCAAGTATGGAGGACACTGTAGTAAGGAGGACTAAGACGCTTGATGTTACGCTCACTACGGCGTACATAGTTCTTACGTGCTGTCCATTGGCTGATGAACCAATCTCTGCGAGGGTTAGCATTGCAGGTATCGCAGATGCTGTACACATCCCACACTTCAAACACAAAGGTTGCTTTACCCATGTGCTTTGCCTTACATAGTGCGCATTTCATTACTTACTCTCCTTTCAAGAGAGATAGAGAGGATAGTGATTTATTACCTTACTCACACACATACGTGTAATTTGCTTCAGGACTAATAGATTCCTTTAGCGCGGTGTATTGCTCATTGAGTACTTGTAACTGAGTAGTTTGCTGCTTTACTAAGTCACAGAGGTTCTCAATAATCTCGGTCTTAACCTTGATGACACCATCTTGTAGGTGGGACTTGTGCTTGAGTAACTCATTCTGCTCATTTAGTACAGCAATAAGTTCCTCAAGTTGTTCAACCATAGGTGCTTGTCTTTCATCTGACATACATACTCTCCTTTCTAGAGAGACAGGGAGGATAGTGATTTACTACCCTGATAACAACTCGACCTGACGCTATAGCCTGGTGGCATTCTCATTCATAAGAATGAGAATAATAGCAGTAGCCTAATGACTGTATTCGGGGGGCTAAGCAAGCGGTGGGGGGGCTGAAAAATGGCTAAAAACGGGGGGGATTTGGGTCGTAAGAAAAAAATAAAAAAAAATAACCCCTAACCAAAGGGGTAACCAATGGTTAGGGGTTATTTGTGGTACTACTTAGACCACTGAGCCTTGATAGTCTCAGCACCCAAGAGCAGGGCTTCAGGTAGGTCGTACCCGTCCGCCTTGAGTTCAGCCGCTAATGCAGCCACGTCATTGACGAACTTAGACGTCGGGGTCTGAATGACCTCGATACGCTTAGGCATACGGTTGATCAGGGTGTCAATGTTCTTGACAACGTCCTCGGCGGTCTTGTATGCCGAGAACTCTGCTTCCATAGCCGTGAAGTCCTGCTTGTGTACCTTGTTGAGCGTGGACGCGTAGGTGTAGGCGTCAGTCATTGACAGACCCTCGAACTTGGAACGCAAAAACGAACCATAGACGAGGACAACGCCAGCAGCGACGTACGCCTTGCCACTACGTGTCTGAGCAATTGCGAGTTTTGCCTTAGCCTCGGCAAGAGTGACACCACCGGTCTTGAACATAGCGGTGTATCTTCCGATTGACTTGGAAACACCATCAGGAGAGATGATTTCCAGGGTAGACTCTAAATCGTCCAGCCAACCTTGCTTTGTGTCAGTTACTTTGGGAGTAGGCATAATGAGCCCTTTCTGTAGGTGAAATGAACACAGACAAGCGAAAGTGTGAGTGAGATGGCTATCGCTAACGTATCTCACTCACACTCTCGCTTACTGCTACTTAGTTACGTTACTCAGTATTTGACCCCCCCCCATACTTAGCAAGAAGTTTTAGACACGAAAGACAGGTGAGACGGGTAACATTTCCCTTTTTTAAGAATGCAGTGGCCAAAAAGCTGTGTAGACTGTGAAGTATGGAACCACAAAATCCCCAATTCGACGGGCAGTCGGAAGGCGTTATTCTTAGCAAAATTCAAGATGCGGCTGATAATAGATCAACAGCACTAAATTCAGCTATAAATGACGCTTTAAAGGGCAAACCTATGGATTATAGTGGGTTTACTGAGGCAACTACTAAAGAGTACCACGTACTAGCGGGTGTTCCAACAGATACTCTAGTAAAGCACATTAGCACCACAAACCATTCATCTGCTTTACCTTCCTTGGCACACCTTCAAAGTCGTACAGATGTTACTCCGGAGCACATATCTCAGATGGTTATGCATGTCGATCCAAAAACAAGTCATATGGCTTCCCGTCTGCCTCAAGCTACTACTGAGCATCGTGCTTTACATTCCTTGGTACATGGAAGTAACAACTGTAAAGAATGTAAAAATAAAGATTAAAATTTTGCGGATAGCTGTAAATTTAAGTACCTAATATTATTAGAGTATATAGGGAATAACACAGTGGCTTTATGTACCATAGCAATATGGAATCAAATAACAGCCAATTTGAAGAAGTCCCTGCTGACGAGGCTACGGAGGCTGCAGCTTCCAAAACACCTAAAAAGAAGCGTCGACCCACAGATGAACCTGCTCCATTACGTGCACAGCAAGTTGAAGCACCACCTGCTCAAGAAGAGCTACCAGAGACTCCAGAAGCTAAAGCAAACAGAGAAAAAGAAGAAGCTGTTGCTAGAGTATTGGTTCGTACAGGCACCCCTGAAAACCGTATTGGTGCTAAGTACCAAGAAGAACTTGCTAAGATTGACAGGCAAACTAAGGCCAATAAGCGTCGTCATAAGATATATGACACTACGGAGCCTGAACAAGAAGCTGGAACGGCTCCTGAGGTTGCTCCAGAAGTAGAGCACAAGGCTGGTTTACACGGTCCTCTAACAGGCTCAGATCCAGCTAACCTAGAAGATCTAGCGGATCTTTCCTATTCAGATGCAATTCGTATTAGCGGCCATACTGATCATTGCCCTGTGTGTGCTGAAAACCACCGAAACTATGTAGAGCAGATTCTTCCGGTACACCATGATTCAGGTCTACACAGAGACGCACTAAAGGCTAAAGAAAAGGGCCTCAATTACGTTGGTAGTTGCCAAGGCTGTAGAGACGAAGCCGCCCAAATCGCTACTAGCGGCCATAAGAAGGCTAAGCACAGTAAATACATTGGCGCTTTGCGCAAAGTATTTGGTAGGAATGGCTGCCCAGAGTGCGAAAAAGATCACGATACTATGCTCCACGAAGAGCATATGGATGGATCTCACGCAGGAGAAGAAAACCGTAGACCCGCTTGCAAGGCTTGCCAAGAAATACAAGCTAAGGAAGATGAGGCAGCAGTAATCAATGAGCCTCAAAAAGCACGTAAAGCAGCTTCAAGACTTAGAAGAACACGTCAACTTCGCTTAGTTGGCCTAACTGGAAGTTTGGACCCACTTGACGCTCCTCCTGAAGAGCATGGCGTTACTGACAGCCTTATTCAGGACGGCAGCATCGTAAGAACAGTAACTGAAGCTCGTGCAGGTCAAGATTACTCAGTTACCCACGAACACGTTCCAAGTTGGTTTGACCAGCAAACAATGGGTCCTTTGCATGAAGATGACAAAGCTTGGCTAGCTAAGTGGGCTGAAGACCGTAACGAGAAAAAGATGTGGGACGACGTATACGCTAAGGACTTTGGTGGACGCCCTAACTACAAAGGTTTCCGTCTTCCAAGCGTAACAGCTCTTGCTCCTACTGAAAAACGACGCGGCCGTACTGCTGGAGCTACTCCAGATGAAATGTCTGAGTTTCAGGGGCTAACTGGCCCTGACATGCCAGTTCCGGGTCCAGGAGGCGCAGGTAGTGGTACTCAGTCTAACCCAGGCACTAAAAAATATATTCCTGAGCATCTTCACCCATTATTTGTAGAATCAGAAGTTATCCCGTCTTTGAGCGAACAACGTGAAGCGGCTGCAAACCCAAAGCCCCCAAGCCAAGCAGAGCTGTCTAGAAGAGCTTCAGCTGTTGGTGGTAGCGTCTATAGTTGGCATGGTAGGCACAGCGTACCCGCTGAACAAAGGCCGGCGATTACTAAGCAAACCACAAAACACTCAGATATTGTAAAGGGAATTTCCCGAGCAGGTCTTCAAAATGTGTTTGATACCTATAAAGATAATGACCGAGCCCAGCACGTTCTTTACCATTTAGCAGAGCACCCAGAAATACAAAGTGCGGAAAATGGTGGAGTTGCAAAATCTCTAGAGCAACACTTTACTGCTAAAGCAGATACTGAAGGGTTGTCTCGTCTTAGAGGTACTCATCCACAGCCATTCTCTTCAGTAGAAGAAAGTGGAGCAACTGTAGATGATTATGCAAAAACACCTAGGCCTGAACCAATTAACACCTGGCCTACACCTTTACAGGATCCCCTTGTGTCACAGAGTACAGCTCCAGAAGTAGCTTGCTCTGATTGTGGAAAAGCTATGAGACTTGTAGCAGGAAATGTGGATCCATACACAAATAGAGTTCCTGATGCTAAATGTAGAAGCTGTATGCGCAAGTCGGCTGAAACACGAGTAGCGGCTGAAGGTATAACCCCATACGTTAGAGCAGCCCATGCTCGTGGAGACCATGAAGGCAATAGCGTTGCTAATTGCCCAGATTGTCAATAATAAATTAGAAAAGGAAATAAATAAATGCCAGCAAGCAACCCATTTGATGATTTCGATGATGAGTTTTCAAGCCCTTCATCTAGCGGATCTTCTGAATCAGAATCAAAGCCTCATGAGCATGACTACTGGTGTGGTCACGGTGAAAATTGTTTCCTAGGGAAAAGTGAAAGTTCTGCAGGTCATGTACCTGATCGTGCTGGACACCAAGGCAGGCGCGTTCGTGCTCGTGTAGCAGACTTTATTGGCGGTGGAGACTCATACGCAGGGCCAAAAGAAGAAAAGCCTTCTAAAGCCCCGCTACGTGACCGTATTGCGAGTAAGATTGCTACTAAGCCTAAAGACGAGGGAGCATCAGGTGGAGGCTCTGTAACTCCAGCTGAATCGCTTGCTGGCCGCTCAGAACAGCCTCAGCACTACCACGGCTTTGATTGTTCAGATCCTAAGACCTGCACCGTACCGGGCGTAGGCGACGAATTTTAAAGCATAACCCCCTAAAATAGCCCTATCGCACTCAGGTGTGGTAGGGTTATTTTACATGCTAAACAGAACCAAACGTCTGGTTCCCGCTATCGCGCTTCTTGCGAGCTTGCTCGTATCGCTCCCGATAGCCCAGGATCAGGCTAACGCTAATGTGAAAACTGAGATGTGCGGGCGTCAAGCTCAATCATCTTCAAGGTCAGCTGCCCGCTTACCTTACGCATCACCCAAATATAACCAGGCAGTAGCCCTCCGCATTATGTCCACAAGATATAACTGGTGTGGCAATGAGTACTCATGCTTGGTTACCTTATGGAACCACGAGAGTGGTTGGAAAGTAAACGCTCACAATCCGTCGGGGGCCCACGGCATCCCCCAGGCTCTTCCAGGCAGTAAAATGTCTAGTGCAGGAGCCGATTGGCGAACAAACCCCACAACTCAAATAGGTTGGGGGCTACACTACATAAAGTCCCGTTATGGAACTCCATGTAGAGCGTGGGCATTCTGGTCCAGTCATAGATGGTACTAGGATAAAAGGCACAGGGCTTGTGGCAAACCCATGAGCCCTGTGCTACTATTTATACGTTGCTTCCGGAGCAACACTTACACAATTAGGAATAAAATGAAAAAAATTGCAATTGCTGCAGGTTCAGCCCTGCTACTAGCTAGCCTTGCTGCGTGTGGTACAAATACCACACCTACTGATACAAATACTGTGGCAGTGGCCCCAGCTCCTGTTGATACTTATGTACCTCCTACACCAGATGAGCAGTTTATTTACGATTTGCGCAACGTTGGGGATTCTAATATTGATGGTCAATCAGACTCATCACTGCTTGAACTTGGCCATAACATATGCAGTGCCTTAGATGAAGGCAACACGGTAACCGATTTAATTAATTACCTTGTAAACAGTGGCTCTATTACTGGCATTGAGCGTACTGCGGGTACATTAATTGCTGCTTCTGTTACAGATCTTTGCCCAGAGTATACTGGTCAAGTAAACGACTTTTTGACTCAGAACAGCTAATCTTCTTAGACACCTAACCGCGCCTTGGAAGGGCTCTAAGAACAATGAGAACTAGAAACGTTACGGATAGGCAGTAGCCTCTAGGCGTTCGTATCCTCTCCTAGTTCTGTCACCTGAGTCATGTGAAAAACTGACTCACCTTTTGCTGCACATTCCCCAAGGTGGGGAAGCGGACTGTAAATCCGTGGCCTATGGCGTGCTTGGTTCGATTCCAAGGTGCAGCACCCATCCCGCTTAGCTCAACGGCAGAGCACCGAGCTGTTAACTCGTAGGTTCCTGGTTCGAATCCAGGAGCGGGAGCTTAATAAGACAGTAGCCTTTTTATAGTTCATAATTAAGTATCTATTACTTAATTAAGGACTAACATGACTCCGTCTAATAATAAATGGGATGAACACCCAGCAGTCCGCACAGGCTCAGACCTGTCTTTAGGTGAAAGAGCCGCTGACGTTATACGTAACGGTATGGGATCTTGGGGCTTTGTTTTTGCCGCGGTATGTTTTTTAGCTGCATGGGTTATAGGAAATGGCGACCATGGGTTTGATCCATTTCCATTTATTTTATTAAACCTTTTGCTGTCATGCTTGGCAGCTTTGCAGGGCGCAATTTTGCTTATTGCAGCTAAAAGAACAGATCAAATTTCTAGTGAGCTAGCCGAGCATACGTATGAGATTGATCGTGAAAACTTGGATGTAACTAAAGAGATAGCGGATTTAACAAAAAAAATTCAGGAACTAACCACAATCATTCACGATAGTGTGGCTGCGTCAAAAAATAAAGACAATTAAGCAAGATTTCTACTAATAATAGTAAGAGGATATAAATATGCCAAGAGGAATGACAAATTTTAATACCGGTGCAAGAGCTCAATACACCTATGATTTTAATGGGTACCAAGGGGCAAGAAACCCTTTTACTCAATTAGCGCAGGTATTTAATAGCGGTACTATGGCTGAACAAAGCGCTACTTTACAGGCACGTCATGCTTTACTTATGGGTGCTGTAGACAATGCCAACCACCTCTCGCGATACCAAGGTCAAAGCGATATTGATTTTGCTGACTTTAAAAGACGTGGTAAGCACGGTACTAAGTCTGTCAGAAACCAACAGCACTACAATGAGCAACACTTTGCACATCTAGGTTTAGCTGTTACTGGTGTAGATAAGAATGGGGTACCCACTCAAACTCCTACTGTTAGCAACTCTTTACAGCAGGACTCTGCGCACAAGTGGTATGACAAATTTGGAATTTTTCCAACAACTAGTGCAACGCCTTCTTATTCACAAAATCCATCAACAACTTCAACTTCTGGTGCCCAAGGTACTTTTACTATAAACGGTGGGTACAACCCTCCAACAGGATCTGCTTCAGCACCAGCTGCTCGACCACACCCAGGACGTCCACCAATGCCTACTAACCCATTTCCACCTGCCCTTCCTGGCAGTGGTGGAAAAAATATACCAAAATTAAGTGGTACACAATTCCCACAATTTTCTGACATTGAGGCGCTTCCTCAAGGCAACACAGCGGGTGCCCCAGATACAGGCAGTGATTCTAAAAGGCCAATGGATGCCCTTAAAGGCAGGCCAGAGCATAGTGACTCTACTATTGAACCTCCTGCTACTCACATCAGTGATTTTACAGATCGCCCAATTGATGCAGGCACTGCAGGTCTTGCCGAAGAACATTCAGACACCGCTACGTCAAAAATTAACCCTGTTTTGCAAGAAGGCTCTGGTGGAAAACCGGCTTCGGGCGCTAAACCTCGTAGAGGCAGTGTAAGCACTGTATTCCAGCAACCTGGTGAAGAAACTAATGACGGCTCAAACGGAGCAGGAAAAAAGTAAAATGGCTAAGAAAAAGGCTACCCCACCTCCACCTCAGGAAAATCAATTTGAGGAAGTGGCTCCGCCAGAAACGGGGTCAGAAAAAGTATTTACTACAAGCACGCCTACTAATATTGGCCCAGGCCGTATTGTTGGTGACGACAGTGGTGCTCCAGACCCTGATAGAGAAGATAACAACTTATACCCTAAGACTAGTTCTCTTTCATTAGAACAAGCTAGCTCTATAGAGCGCGAATTATCTGAAGTACCTCAAGGTGCTGTAAGACCTAATAAGCGTGCCGCTAGAATTAGGGGAGTTTCTAAAGCTCAAGTAACTAGGCATGAGGGTACTGATGACTACACTCTAGGTATTTTGCAAAGAATAAATGCTGATCGCCAAGAGTCTAGTGAAATCAATATCAAAGGCCTTATTACTAAGCGTAAAAATGCTATTTTATCTGCCCCTATTGACAGTGAAGAGGGCAGGCAATACCCTCACCTTACTATTTACGCTAATCATGAAGCTCAGGGTGGCTGCAGATCTGATGGGGATATGGCGGATAAGTGCCCTACTTTACAAGGTAAGCGTTTAAGTTTTAAAGATTTTATGACGTCTCACGCACATGTTAAATACGTCAGAGAAGCTAAAGAAGAAGCAAAAAGTACTGCTGAAGATGAAATCCGTAACGGAAAAGACATTGTTACTGGAGCCCCGCTTAATGGAGCAAAGCTTTTAACTCCTGAGGATTTAAAGACTTCTAATAATGCTCAACACCTTGAGCGTTTGTATAAGCTTTCTGACTTGATGTATGAAGACCATGTTGCTAGATCTAGAGCAGCTGGTGTTTCAGAGCTTCCAAGAGAAGCTTACAGTCCAAAGATGATACGTGCTGCAATTCATACTCACATTAAATTTGGTAGAGACGTTGTAGAGCGCAAGTCATATGTAAAAGGTGTGGGTAGAGAAATTAAATCTGCTCCTAATTTAGTAGAGGCACTAAAGACTCTCCCATCTATTGCTATGCTGTGGCGTGGAAAATCATATGATGCCACTACTACTCATATTGATAGAGTGCATCAATTGTGGAGTGCTTTAGGTAAAGCTAGGTCTAGAAACCTTCAAAAACAAAACGCGGGCTCTGATATTGCTAAAGAAATGGCTTCTTTGCCGCCTGAAAAAGCTAAATTAAGAGAAGACCTCTATGACGCTAAAACTCGTCAATTAATGGGCCCTTCGGCATCTATGGTTGAAGATCTTCATAGTATGATTGGCGCTGTTCACAATGAAAAGGTACAAAGAGCTCGTGCAGAGCGTGGGCGTGTAACTAAAGCAATGAGCCCCGATGAAGCTAGAACTGCTAAAGCTTTAGCCACAATGGAGCGTCAGGAAGTAATCCCTACCCTTACTGGTGAAGAAATTGCTGCTGGTGAAGAGGCTGCAGGTACTGAAAAAGACCCAAGATTACAGGCTGCATATCAAGACCACGAAAATCAGCATAAAGCTACTCGACGTGAGCGGTTAGCTGCATTAGGAAGTAAGCCATCTCTTGCAGGTAAAGCATCAGCAATGTTTGATACTTGTACTCATGAAGAGTGTAATCAAGCTAGACGATCGGCTTCTGGAGAAGGTGGAACTTTAGGATTTAGCGATTGGATGAGAATTCACGGTCCTAAAGATGGCGTGTCTAGCACTGCTCCGGGCCGTGAACCAAGTTTTGATGACGTTCAGGGCGCTATAACTGAAAATAGGCGCAGAACAGCTCAGGCTCTTAGAGCACCCTCTGCAGTAGATGACTTGCTTTCTCAAGGAAACAATACTGCTAACGGTTCTGGTACGGAAGTCCCAAATAATAATGCTGATGATGCACTTTCTCAGATTCAAAAAGCTGTGCAATCAGGTGCTATTATAACCCCTAGCGGTAGAAATCCTAGAAGGGGCACTGTTAAAGGAGCTAGTAGACAAGCAGATGGTCAAGCAGTAATTGGAAAAAATTTATCGTTAGAGCACTGGCCAATATTCAAAACCTTACCTCCAAACGTACGAAAGCAAATGCTGAACGTTCCTATGGTTGATCATCCAGAATTTCTCAACGCATACAACACCCACGTAAGCAATGAATTATCTAAAGTAAGAGCTGCGGCTAAAAAGAAGCAAACATATATACCGCAAGAATTTAAGTACGACTCGTAGTAAGTGTGAGAGTCTAATGTCCAGAAGTTTTAAAGACTTTCAAGATGCAAAGCGAGATAGGGTAAAAAACAAGCGCAAAAACTTACGGCACAATGGAAGAGAAGCTTATAAATATTTTTCAGGTGCCTATGAAGATGAAGACAGTGGCTATAACTGGGCACCAAAAAGCAATGAAAAATCTTCTATTTATGGCTATAAAAGTGTAGGTAGGGGTTCTTCAGGAGAATCGAGTAACTAATGACAAATAAAAAGCATAATAAAGATTCATATATTTTAGGGCCTTACAAAGGTTCAGCAGCTAATGGTGGGCGCCCAATCTACGTAAAAAAGTACAAGGGCAAAGATGGAGAGTGGCACACTACTTCTATAAATAAGGCACGTGTAGAGTACGAAAAAGATCACGGAAAAGTCGGAAAAGGTAAAGAAGTCGATCATAAAGATAATAATCATAACAATGACAGAAAGTCTAATCTTAGAGTATTATCAAAGAGTCAGAACGTCGCCAAAGAGGACAGACGTAGAGCACACAAAAAGAAGTAGGAATAATGAAAGAAAAAGTATTAAAGTTTTTAGCAAAAAGCCCGTTAGAATCCGCTATTAAAGTCGGTATTGGTGCGGGTCTAGTATATATTGTTGACAACATTTCTTCTTTTAATCTAGACCCAACAATTGGTATTGTGGTAATCGCACTAGTAACCACTGCTATTAACGCTTTAAATCCTCATGATCCACGTTATGGAAAGTCTGCAGGGCAGTAGCCATGGCTGAATCCCCCGCGTGGCAGCGTAAAGAAGGTAAGAATCCTAAAGGTGGGTTAAACGCTAAGGGTAGAGCTTCTGCTAAAAAAGAAGGCCACAACCTTAAAGCACCCGTAAAGTCTGGCGATAATCCTAGACGTGCGTCATTCCTAGCCCGTATGGGTGGTATGCCCGGGCCTGAGCATAAGCCTAATGGCGAACCTACTCGTTTGCTGCTATCCTTGCAAGCATGGGGCGCGTCTAGCAAAGCTGACGCTAAGAAGAAAGCTGCCGCTATTCATAAGCGTAATGAGGGAAAAAAGAAAAAGTGAGCGATTTAACTAAAGAACTCAGCGAATTGCTGGGGGATGTTACGGTCTTTTACTTTCGTGCCCACGGCTATCATTGGAACGTTGAGGGCGAAGATTTTGCTCAATATCACGAATTATTTGAAACTATCTACGAAGACGTGTATAGTAGTATAGATCCAATTGCGGAAAATATTCGTAAGTTAGACGAGTATGCTCCGTTTAAATTAGATACACTCATAAAGTTGGCCTCGCTAAAAGATAGTAAGGTCCCGACCAAACCAGTGGCCATGGCAAAAGATTTGCTGGAAGCCAATGGCGAGGTACTCGAAAAACTAAAAAATGTTTTTCATACCGCAAATGATGCTGACGAGCAAGGGATTGCTAATTTCATTGCGGAAAGGATTGACATGCATCAGAAATGGGCATGGCAATTAAAGGCCAGCACTAAATAACCCTCTAGAGAAAAGGTAATAAACCCCATGGCAGAATCATTTGATGCCGGCGCCTTTGTAATTAACAAGGACGCTACACAGTTGACCGCAGGTTCTACGACACTTTTGTCCGTAGCACCTTGCGATCTTGATATTGCAAGTTTTGCAGTTTACCAGACTGCAGCTACTACTGTAGCATCGTCATTTAACATCAAGATCACCCCTCCAGTGGCTCCTGCTGTTTACGCACGTAGCTACAACTACAACTATGCAACCGCTAAGAACACACAGATCACAAGCATTTCTTCTGATCTTTCAGCTCTAACACTCACTGTTTCAGGCGCTTCAACGCTTGCAGCTGGTGACGTAATTACCGTTACAGGCTCTACTCTTCCGTTCTGGAATTTGAAGGATGCAACCATTTCTTCTGTCTCACAGACAAATGGCCTTACGACTTCTTTCACGGTTAAGTACCCTGAAGTAACTGCTACCGCTACCCACCCAGGTTCAAAGATTGCGCTTGCTAACGTTAACACCACTAACCCATCAACTGGCGTTGTAAAGTACACCACAGCTATTGCACACGGTCTAAAGACTGGTGACCTAGTAACTGTTGGTGGTACAACAACTGGCGCTAACGATATTGGTACCGCTACTGCTGTAACTGTTCTAACATCTACTACTTTCACAGTTGCCTCAAGCAACACTGTAGGTGCTGTTGGCGCAAGCGGTTACATCAACATCACGGTAGTATCAAACGGTGCTAACCCAATCGTAGTTACAAAGGGCCAGGTAGTTGAAGCTGTTCAGCTAGTAACTGATCCAGATGTAAACCGTGCTCCTGATTACTCGCTATCAAGCACTCCTTACTACGCTTACGTATCCGATCAGGTATTGCTAGGCGGTGTAAAGGGCGCACAGTTCCCTGCTCCAGCCCTAGGCAACGGTAACGACTCACGTCTAGCAGGTAAGATTCCTGCAGGCTCAAAGGTTGAAATCGAAATGCTTTACACACCAACCTCTGGTACAACTGTTACAGGCCTTACTTACTCAATCGAGTTCAAGAAGAAGTAATCTCGCTTAACCCACAAGGAGCCCTACCTAAGCGCTATAATGCTTGGGTAGGGCTTCTTTTATAAGATTAAGGAAATAAAATGACTAAATGCGATAACTGCAGTGTTTCAGCTACTTACGTGTTAGATACCTCATGGGGACTTCCACAGTATTTTTGCGAAGACTGCTTACCAAGAGCTGTACGTGCACAATTTGGGCCAGAACATCTAAAAGAGCTTACTCTTGAAGTTCCTGAAGAAGCAGTGGCTGAAACAGTAGTTGAAGAACCCCTTGTAGAGGAAGTTGTTGAAGCAGTAGCTGAAGAAGTTCCAGCCCCCTCTTCAAGAAAAAAGAAGAACACAGTAGCCGCTGAAGAGCCAGCAGAAGACAGTGCCCCAGTTGATGCTGAAGAGCAGGTAGCTGCTAATGTCTCGGATAACTAGAATACAAACTAAGCAAGGGCACCCTATACCTAATAGCACTATGCAGGTAGGGCCTTTTCCACCAGAACTATATCGCTCTTACCCTGTAGTAGAAAACTACGAGCAAATTAGCGGCAATGGTGGTCCAGAGATCCCAGAGGGTGGTACGGCTCAAAATGGGTTTAGACCTTTAAAGTGGTTTAAATGCCGCCTGTGCGAAGGGTACGTAAACGAAAGGGAGCTTTCAGAACACGTCTGCCCGGACGAAACTAGTCAATATGACGAAGGATACTAATGAAAGAATCAGACGATCCTCTAGAGCACTTTACAAGTGAGTGCGGTACTTTTGTGCACGAAACCACTTGGACCGCTCAAATGACTGGAAAGCATTTTTTAAAGCATGAGCATGTTGAGACGGAAAATCACGATTTAGATAGAGTAGACTTTACGTTAACCGATAGTTTTTAGGAGAAAGCGTGCCTAGTCAAGACTTGCCTCCAGTAGGTGGAGCAAACTTTGTTTTTCGTGTTCCTCCTCCCGGAGTTCCTAGACAGCCCACCCATAAAAACGTTACACATAAAAATTTCAATACACAAAAGCAAACAGAGGCTAGGTTTCAATATGGCGGACTTGAAACTGAATTAGAGGCATTTGATGCTGGGTTAAACGTAACGTTTCCCACTATTGATACTTCTGGGAACCGTACTGCAAATGAATTAACCTCGTTTGAAGTAGCTGAAAGGGCAGAGCGCGATGCTTTTGGGCCAATGCGGCCTAGAGGCAAGTACGATTTAACAGAGCCTATTGGTAGGCAGTATAATAACAATTCTTCTGTTCCTATTGATTTTCAAGGTAATAGGCGTGGTGGTATGTATGCTTCTGGAGATCCTGTTGACACGGGTTACGCCAGTTTTACTGGGGATTTAGACCTAGTTGAAGATCCAACAACTTCTACAAACGTAAATCGCCCTAGAACTTTAGCTGCTGCTTATTCTCCTGAAGAAGAAAAACTTACGGTTATTTTTAGAGATAATACTTATTACAATTACTATGAGGTTACAGAAGAAGATTGGGCAGATTTTAAAAAGGAATACTCTAAAGGTAAGTTTATTCTTGAAAGACTAAACGGTAAACCAAGAGGTGCTGCTAGCATGGGAGAAGCGACCTCTAAGCTCTTAGGGCATGTGCACACTAGTACAAGACTTCGTCAAGTTCAGAAGCTTACCAAGGGCCATGCGCATGGAGGCAAATACCGTCCTGCTCAGTCTTTGGATATTCCTAAGATTCGTAAGATCAGCCAGTCGCCTGGCTATAGACCTAGAAAACTTGTTAAACCTAGAGGTATGCATGTTGTAAAAGGACCTAGTCGTCCTGTAGCACCTACCTCCAATTCAGTAAACGCACAAAGAAGAAGGAATATTATGAGGGCTATAAATGGCAAGTGAACCTAAAGAGTTTCGCAATTATTATTGGCACATTTTAACTTATGGGGTTAAGCCAAAGATTTTTGTAGAAAAAGCTGAAACACAAGAAATTGATGGTGAATACAGATTTGGATCTGGTTGGGCTATCAGGATGCCTTTTACTAGAAAAGCTATTGTTATCGGTAGATGGGTTGATAGCTTTGGAGAAAGCGAAGCTTTAACTTACGCCATTAGAGGTAGATCTATGACGTCTGATGAGGTAGATTGGAATCGTATTAGATTTGGGGCGGAAGATGTTGAAACGGAACAAACACACTAAAGAAGAGCAAGAAAAGACAAAACTTGAGCAAAGAGTGTCTAAGATGGCTACCCAAGACCTAACTCAATGGGTAGACCAAGCACTATACAGCATTGGTAAGAACCTTACACAGTGGTCTAGAACTCAAGATAATGCTTTTCTACAAGAAAGTCACCTGGGCGCAGAAGCTCTTTTGGCTGTAGTAAACGAACTAAGTAGAAGGCATAATGACTAACTCAGAAGAAGAATTTGACTCTTTATACGCTCCAGGTGCAGAAGAGCTATATGAAGAGGCTGAAGAAACTGGTGTAGAGCTTGATGAGCTTTCCAAAGAGTTTGTTCAACAGCTTATTGATAAAATCATGCTTTTTATGGGCGCTCTTATTGGGTACGACCTACATTCATATCAAGAGCCTTTAGCAAGAAGAATTATTGAATCTCTCATTATTAATGATGGTGAGCAGATTACAGCACTTGCAGCTCGTCAGTCCGGCAAGTCAGAAACTATTGCTAATACAGTGGCTAGCCTTATGGTTATCCTACCCAGACTAGCTAAAATCTACCCTGATCTGCTAGGAAAGTTTAGCGATGGTTTGTGGGTTGGTTTGTTTGCCCCAATTCAGTCCCAGGCAGAAACGTTGTTTAGCCGCCTAGTTAGCCGCCTAACTAGTGAAAGAGCTTTGGAGATCCTAAACGACGTTGAGATTGATGACCAGTTAGGTAAAAATCCTGGAGTAACCCGAAACATCAAGCTTAAGAACAGTGGCTCTATTGCCATGATGATGACAGCTAACCCAAGAGCTAAGATTGAATCTAAGTCGTTCCACTTAATGATTATTGACGAGTGTCAAGAAGCAGATGACTTTGTAGTTGCTAAGTCAATCTCTCCTATGGGTGCGTACTACAACGCCACTATGGTTAAGACTGGTACTCCAACTACTTCCAAAAATAATTTTTACAAAGCAATTCAGTTAAATAAGAGACGCCAAACTGGTCGTGCGTCAAAGAAAAACCATTTTCAATGGGACTGGAAAGATGTAGCAAGAATCAACCCTGATTACGAAAAGTTCATCAAAAAAGAAATGCTTCGTATTGGTGAAGATGCCGATGAGTTCCAAATGTCTTACAACTGTAAGTGGTTGCTAGAGCGAGGTATGTTCATTACTTCTAATGTAATGGATGAAATTGGCGATACTAGCATGCAGTTAGTTAAGTCACATCATACTTCCCCAGTAATTGTTGGAGTAGACCCAGCCCGTAAGATGGACAGCACAGTGGTCACAGTGGTCTGGGTTGACTGGGATCGTCCTGATGAGCTTGGTCATTATGACCATAGAATCTTAAATTGGCTCGAGATTCAAGGTGACGACTGGGAAGAACAGTATTTCCAAATTAAAAACTTTTTGGGAGCATACGACGTGCTAGCTATTGGCGTAGATGCTAATGGTGTTGGCGACGCAGTAGCACAAAGATTAAAGCTGCTACTACCTCGCGCTCAAATTGTCCCACTAAGCAGTAGCCCCTCTGAGCAAACTGGTAGATTTAAGCATTTGCAGACACTTATTCAAAGAAACAAACTGTCATGGCCTGCCCACGCTAAGACAAGAAATTTGCGTATTTGGAAGCGTTTCTACCAGCAAATGATTGACGCTGAAGTGCACTACAAGGGCCCTAACTTTACGGTATCTGCTCCAGATGAAGCGCATGCCCATGATGACTTTGTCGACTCACTAGCTATTGCATGCGCAATTACTAAAGAATTGGTTATGCCTACAGTACAAGTTAGTGCTAATCCGTTTTTTTAAAAGTTAGAGTTTAGGGCGACATTTAACCAAAATAGTAGGAAACTTTTAATGAGGATCCTCAATCCAATTAGGAGAAATAAATATGGCATCGACCATCGGCCCGGCACCTCAGTTCCCTGAGCGTACACCGGTTTCATATGAAAGAAAAATGTCTGACTCTGTTCCAGGTCAGCGTGGACCACTTCGTTTTGAAGAAGGTCTTGCAACTGATACTGATATTCCAAATGAATTTCAGAATGGCGCGTCACAGGGGTACATCACTCCTCCAGGTCGCCCAAACCACAACCAGAATGTCTTTGAGAAGCCTGCAGAAGAGACCATGGCTGAGCGTGCTCACGTTGGTTCTGCTGCATGGGTAGAGTCACCTAACTTCTTGGATAGCTTCTCTCAGGGTGCATTTTCGGATGAAGCTGAAGTTCGTTTTGAAGAGGAGTTCCGTTCAGGCGGTCACTACTCACGAATGAACCCATCCACAGTTATTGACTAATCTGTACACTGTTACCCGGCTCTATACCTCTTCTTTAGAGCCGGGCAATAGTTACATGGAGATACTATGACTTTCCCGCAAAACGAACAAATGTATGACCGCATTTCTGAACGAATTCGTGCGGGTCATGGTGGAAAAATGAGTAGAAATGCGGGCAGAGAGATTGCAGCAGAGTATGCTAGAGAAGGCGGCCAAATGGTTGCTTCTAAGCAGGATGCAAACCCTAAACTTTTAGATAAGAAAAAAGAAGAAGAAGATAAAAAAAAGAGCAGAATTGCTGCTAAAAAAAGAAAGAAAAAGCAAAGCGGTTTGCTTTAGAGGGCATTATGGTAATTAATATAGAAGGACGTGAGGCATGAGCATTGACTTTTCGCCACCGTCCTATAGGGCCGCTTCATCCGACCTTACTATCTCCATTTCCCCATTGGGACTTGTCGAGCTGGCGGATGAAGAGTTTGAAGTCCATGGACCAAGACTAAACAGGTACTCCCTAAACTGGGCCATGTACCTAGGCCATCACTGGAGTTACAGACGTGAGATCGGTGAATCTCAAATGGTCTACAACTACTTTAGAGCTTTTACCGATTACCTTGTAAACTTTACGTTTGGACGTGGCGTACAGTTCCGTAGCCCTAAAGAAACTGAAGCTATTGTTCCCGATCTACTTAAAAGAGTTTGGGAAGTCGATAACAATAAACATGGTGTTCTATGGGAGATGGGACAACAGGGCGGTGTATCAGGTGACTGCTTTGTTAAGGTTGCTTACGAAGAGGGTTGGGTAGACAGTACTGGAAGACCTCACCCAGGCAAGGTAAGAATCCTTCCACTAAACTCATCTTTTTGTTTTCCTGAGTTCCACCCCCATGACCGTAACAGACTTATTCGTTTCAAGCTGAAGTACCGCTTCTGGGGCACATCTGTAGAAGGCACTCGCCAGGTCTACACATACACTGAAATTCTTACAGACGACATGATTGAGGAATATATTAATGACGAGCTTATTGATTCTCGGCCTAATCCTCTTGGTCTTATTCCTGTAGTACATATTCCTAATGTTTTGATCTCAGGTTCCCCATGGGGGCTTTCAGATTGCCACGACATTATTGTTCTTAACAGAAACTACAATGAGGTCTCAACAGACGTTGCAGACATTATTAACTACCATGCTGCTCCAGTTACTATTGTTACCGGCGCTAAGATTGCTGACCTTGAAAAGGGAGCTAAAAAGGTTTGGGGCGGTCTTCCTAAGGACGCTCAGGTTTACAACTTAGAAGGCGGTAATGCGGGTCTTCAGGGTGCAATTGAATACCTAAAACTTGTCAAGGTATCTATGCACGAAATGGTTGGTATTCCTGAGTCTGCTCTTGGTCAGGTACAGGCCGTGTCTAACACCTCTGGTGTAGCCCTTTCTATTCAATACCAGCCATTGATGAACCGCTTCCAGCAAAAAGTTGTTATGTACAGCAAGGGATTAGAGCAAATTAATAGCCTTATTCTTCGTACTCTTGCTTTTAAAGAACCGGAAACTTTCCAGTGGAACCCAGACTTTAACGGTCCAATCAAGCAGGGTCAGTATCCAATCCTCGATCCTAATGATCCACTGACTTACCAGACTTTTGCATTCTTCCCACCACCACTACCTCTTGACAAGCTAATTGTTCTTAATGAGATTCAGACCAAGATGAGCATGGGTCTTGAGAGCAAGGAAGGCGCTCTACGTGCATTGGGCGAAGAGTTCCCGAACGAGAAGCTTGAAGAGATTCGCACAGAGCTTATTGCGGATGCTAAGTCTGACGGCGCACTTAACATGCTTAAGAGTCAGATTAACTCTGCGATTATGTCGCTGACAGGTATTATGCCTGACGGTAGTGGTGAAGCTATGCCAGGACCTGATGGTCAGCCTATGGGTGGCGGCGCTCAAATGAACCCACAAGCTTTGATGTTTGAGCAGCAGACTATGGCTCAACTTCAGAATGATCTAGTTACCAAGGCGTACGGTACAAAGATACCGCAGCGTAGAGGCCCAAATGCGGACTCAGATGGCAACTAAAACAAGGTTTAGCCTGACATTTGTTTTAACAAGTGTTGGACTATATACATAAAATAATCCGCGGTCTATCGTGCTACTAAATTGGAAAACGACCTAACTACACAAAGGAATAAATTACTATGGAGCAAGACGTTCAAGTATCAGAGCAGTTTTTTGAAGCTACGCAGGAAAATGTAGCTCAAGATTTTGCTGTACTGCAAGAAGGCGAGCCTGTAGCCAGGGCATACTCTGAGGAAGACCTCAAGAAGGTGCGCGAACAGGAAAAGTCAAAGCTATACCCTCAGATCGAATCATTAAAGGAAGAACTAAGCTTCTTGAAGCAGGAGCGCGAGTCTCGTAAAGAAGAAGAGGCACGCTTGCGGGCAGAAGCTGAATCAGAGGCTAAGCGCCGTGCTGAAGATGAAATGGATGTTCGAGAGCTACTTTCTGCTAAAGAGCAGGAATGGCAGAGTCGTCTAGAAAATGAACGCCGCGAACGGGAACGAGCAATTGCTCTCCTAGAAGCTGAGCGTTACTACAGCGAACTTAGTTCTTACCGTAATAGTCGTCTTGAGGAAGAGCGAGACAATATTATTCCTGAGCTACTTGATTTAATTTCTGGCGAGACCGCTGAAGAAATTGAAGAGAGTATTGCAGGACTTAAGGAACGTTCATCACGTATCCTAGACTCAGCGCAGCAGGCAATGTCGTCTGCTCGTAAAGAAATGACAGGGAGCCGAATTACGGTTCCTGCGTCGGGACCCCTAGATAATAATTCGGACCAGAAATCGTTTACGGCAGAGCAAATCGCCGCCATGTCGGTTACTGAGTACGCCAAAAACCGTGGGAAGCTTCTTGGTCAAGCGGCTTCTGACCGTGGCCAGGGTTTCTTCGGGTAGAAATACCTTTAATCTACTAATTTACTACTTAAGGAGTAATACACATGGCAGCGTCCATTACCGGTACCGGCAATCTCGCCGGATCACCAACGGCGTATTCTGGTGCAAATTCCCAGCTTACGCAATCAATCCAGACAATCTGGTCTAAGGAAATCCTTTTCCAGTCCATGCCAATTCTGCGTTTCGAGCAGTTTGCGGTTAAGAAGACTGAACTAGGCGTTGCCCCAGGTCTCCAGATTAACTTCATGCGTTACAACAACCTCGGCAGTGCATCAGCACTTGTTGAAGGTGTGCGTATGTCAAGCAATGCACTTACCGCACAGCAGTTCTCAATCACGGTTGCTGAGCACGGCTACTCAATCGCAGTATCTGAGCTTCTGCTCAATGCTTCCTTTGATGACGTTATGGCTTCTGCCTCACGTCTTCTTGGTCGTAACATGGCTCTCTACCTTGATGGCCAGGCTCGCGATACCCTTATGGCAGCTTCTTCCGTAATCTACGGTGAAGATCGCACCAACATGACTGCTATTGCTAACAACCCTGGTTACTTCAACCAGTACGGTCAGGGTACTGTCGCGTCTTCACGTCAGGGTCTTACCGGCAATTCATTCCTTACTCCTAACACGATCAAGGATGCTGTCGAAACACTCGCAACCAAGAATATCCCAAGACTGGGCGAAACCTACGTTGCGTTCGTTCATCCACACCAGAGCCGCAAGCTCCGCGACAATCCTGAGTTCATCGAAGTAACGAAGTACGCTGCCCCAGGTAACTTCATGCTTGGTGAAATCGGCCGTCTTTACGACACCGTATTCATCGAAACAACTCAGGTTACTAAGGTTCCTAACGGTGCTGGTGCAGGCTGGAATGCAGATTCTGCTGTAAACAACGTTGTTTACCCAACCGGTGGTGGCTACACCTCTCCAGTTACCAAGACTGGTAACGGTTCTGCAGATCGCTACTCAGCTATCTTCATTGGTGACAATGCCTTTGGTCACGCTATCTCATTGCCAGTTGAACTGCGCGATGGTGGTATCCTTGACTTCGGCCGTGAGCATGCACTTGCATGGTACTCAATCTACGGTCTAGGCCTGATCACCGATCAGTCTGTAGTTATCGCAGAAACCAACTAAGTAATACCCCTTTTGATAGGGGGAGTGCGTTTGAAGGCCTCCCCCTATCATTATTAAAACAATAAACACCGAGATACTAATCAGGAGAATATAATGGCTACAAAGGCTAAAGTAACAGACGTCACAGGACGTCAGCGCGAAGCGCTAGTAAAGGAACAGGCCGCACAGCAGGTCCGTGCCGCAGAAGAACTGACAATGGCGTCAGCAGTTGAGACAGCTCGTCTAGAGACTGAGATTGTCGATGTGTCAACACCAAGCGCCCCAACCGTCATTGACGAAGTTGAAGATTTGGGTGTAGATCTCGCAGATGATACTACCGTTATTCGAGTCGCAGAAGACTTGGACATGGTTACCATCGGAGCATCTAATCACTACAATTTTAAAGCTGGGCAAAAGTACAAGGTCCCAACACATGTGGCCCTACACCTTCAGGAAAAGGGTTACCTGTACGACCGCCTCTAACCGGCTTTGTTAGACCGCCCGCACCTATGACCGCCCTCCCATAGGTGCGGGCCTTTTTATACAGATAAAAGAATACATTAGATACATAATGTATATAAAGATTTATTTTAAGGATGCGTAAGTGGCAAATCTCACTACCCTATCTAATAGTCTACGTAGCGAATTGGGCGATACAGCTAGCAGCTTTTTGCAGAATATCCTGTCAGATGGCACGACTACTAAGTTTCATCTTGATTACTACCCGGTATCGGGCTCTAGCCTTATAGTTAAAGCTGGGTTGTCGGATATCTCTAGTATTGTAACTATTGAAGAAGCTACTGGCATTCTTACTCTTCCTGCGGCTCAAGCAACTGGCACAATTATTAGTGTTTCAGGAATGCATTATCGCTATTTTACAGATGCTGAAATTCAAAATTACGTAAATATTGCTTTCCTACAGCACTCTAATAGAGCGGTTAACGCTTATGGTTCAAAGATTACTTTAGCTAATCTTCCTGCGGTTGAAGAATACCCCGTAATAATCCTAGCGTCAACGCTGGCATTGTTTACGTTGGCAACTGATGCTTCTTATGACATTGATATTCAGGCTCCTGACGGCGTTTCTATCCCTCGTAGTGAGCGTTATCGTCAGCTTATGAGCATGATTGACTCTCGTAAAGAACAATACAGAGAGCTTTGCAATCTTCTTAATATTGGCCTTCATCGTGTTGAGGTTGCCACTTTGCGCAGAATCTCTACGCGCACAAACCGTTACGTACCTATCTACCGCCCACAAGAACTGGACGATGGCGGCTATCCAAAGCGTGTGCATATCCCAATCCCTACGTACATGGATCAGACTACGAGCAGCGTGCAAACTTACGATATCAATCTATACCGTGGCGACTCGTTCACAGTCGATATCGACTTCCCATTTGCCCTCACAGACTACAGCTTGCTGTCTCAGATCCGCTCTTACTCAGGCGCAATGCTAGTTCTTGCTACGTTTAATATTGATATTACGGATTATGCTAATGGCAAAGCTACTTTGTCCCTAACTAGCGATCAGACAGCTGATCTACCTAGCCGTGGTTTGTGGGATATCCAGATGACTAAGAAGGCTGTAAGAACTCTAAATATTGATGCTGCAACTGCTGTAAAGCCTGGTTATAAGGGCACTGTCGCTAAGTCTGGGTACGTCACTTACACTACTGCTTCTGCCCATGGATTTACTACAGGCTCACAAGTTACTATTACAAATATAGGCACTCTAGACAGTAATGGCGCTAAAACTACTAGCAATGGGTACAACGGCACATTTACTATTACTGTGTTTGATACTTACAGCTTCTACGTAGAAAACTCTACTACTACTGATCCTGCAGACACTGACGGCTGGAATATTACCGATCCAGATACAGGTGTTACGCTTTCTACTATTCCAGCTGCCACTGCTTACTACGTTGATCCAACCTATGAAAAGACTTACCTAAAGGGTGCGGTTATCATTGAAGAGCAAATTACTAACGAAAACCACGATCCATATGCTCCAGGATGGCAAGGATGAGCGAAGAAATTATTATTACTCCTTCTACTGAAGGGGATATAGTTATTGATCCCACTCAAGGTGGGGCAGTAGGTCCAGCAGGTCCTAAGGGCGATACCGGGGCTACTGGCGCTACTGGCGATAAAGGAGATACTGGAGACACAGGTCCTTCTGGCGTTATCGATGTTATCCCGCCTATTACTAATACTGGCACCCCTACAGCTGCGAAAATTGGCATAGACCAAACTGCTTTAAACATCTCCCAATCACAAGTAGATAACGTTAGCAGAGCAGTAGATTATTGGGCACCCTCTATTACTTACACAAAAGGTGATTTGGTCCAATATAATTATGTTATATGGAGAAGGTCTTCTACAGGCTCTTCAGGCACTAGTTGGGAATCAGACCTTGCTAACTGGAAACAAGTATCTCCAACACCTTCATATTTGATGCTACCTACAACAGGGTTAGACATTTATCCTAGAGCCTTTGCTGGGTCATCTCGGACAATGACAAATAATCTGACTTATCTTACGCACTTTGTTGCGGAGAAAAATCAAGTTGTAAACACTCTAACGTTTCAACAAGGTAGTGCGGGGTTACCCTCCGCAGGAGCTTCTACATCTTTTGTAGTGAATGCGGGTCTTTTTACGCTAAATAATTCTGCTACACCTACTACCGCTACCTGTGTGTCTAGAGGGTCTATATCTACTTCTACCATAACTGGGGCTTCTTTTACCGTTGCGGTAGCTACAACTCAGACTGTAACGGTTACTTGCTCCGCACTACCTTCTGCAATTGCTAACAGTACTCAAATTGTTATGTATGGAGGCACTGGTGCGTTAACGGTAGGAATTGCAGGAACTATTTCTGGAGCAGTTTCTGCGGGTGCAACTAGTTTTACATTTAGTATTACTACAAACGTTAGTACTGCAGGTTCATACGCTGCAGCTAAAGGTAGTATTTATTTTTCAGGGAATGCTCCATACTCAATAACTTTGGATACTCCCTATACTTTAGTTGCAGGAACTACATACTCTGTTGGAGTAGTATTTTGGGCTACCAACGGGTTTACACTCTTAGCCGGCCTTGCTGGACTTGCCCATGCAGGATCTGGGGCTACTATATCTGTAGCGCCAATGTTTACAGGTAACATACCTAGTGCAAATATTACAAATGGAGTTCTTACACTAAATAGTTCTTACCCTTGTAGTACAGGCCCTAGTTCGTCCCCATGGGCTAGATTAACTTAACAACCAATAATATAGGAGAATAAAATGGCATGCAGAACTGGGTGCCCAACCCAAGATTGTGATAGCTACGCTGATTGCTGTAAAGGCATAATGGTAGACCGCATCAGCCTTCAAGTTAGAGGCTGAAATTTAGGCCCAAATCGGGTAACGTTTATATAGACTCTTAAGGAAAGGCCCTATTAATGGCTACATCATATAAAATTTTGGGACAGAAGAAACTAACCACGGGAAGTACTCCTGTAGTACTGTACTACGTTCCAGCGTCAACTCAGGCAATTATCTCTACTATTACTGTTTGTAATACCAGTACGTCTGCAGCTACGTATAGAATTGCAGTACTTGACTTAACCGCAGCCCCTGTAAGCCCCGCTACAATCGATACTGTACCTTCTTTTACAAATGAAAGCTACTTAGTTTATGACGCAACTGTAGGACCTAATGAAACTATTTCATACACCCTTGGCCTTACAGTAAGCGCTTTTGACAAGGTTGTAGTTAATTCTTCTTCTACAAGCGTTTCTTTTAATGCCTATGGTTCGGAGACCGTATAATGAGCGTTAAATCTAATGGGGACTCTAACGATAAGAAAGTAATTGCTGGTTCTGTGCTATACCCAGCAAATACTCAATGGCCGTTTGCTAATAGTGATACTTTTAGATTGTCTTCAGAAGGTTACGGTGTAGACCACACTATTGGCGTTGTAGTGCCTTACAACGGTACTTATGTAAAAAATGGGTCAAATTTTTTCCTGAACACGCCTATTGTAACTGCCACTATTAGTGGGGGTAGCGGATTTGGGTTAACTGCTAGAGTTGGCGCTATTACTAAATATAGCTTTACTCTTTTTATATACAACCCTACTTCTTCTTATGTAAGCCCTCCCTATCCAATTACGGTTAACTGGATTGCCACTGAACCAACACAAGGCAAAATTAGTGATGATCCTTACACTTTAATTCAAGCAGTATTGGCGAGCCCATAAACCCATGAAAGCTAGTAAACCCGGCGGCAGATTTGGTATTCCTTTTGAACGAGATTCAATTCTTTCAGGGATTACCGAGGATTTAAGGCGCCCTGTTGGCCAAGAGGTTGAATGGTGGCGCTGGGATTCTGAAGACACTTCAGTAGATGATGTATATGATGTTGGCTCTGTATCTGGCGGCCGTATTTGGCATCAAGGCATTGTTATTCCTTGCATCCAAGCTACTATTTTTCAGGGAGTAACGCTTCAAGATGATCGCGGTTTCTATAACACTGACGTATTAAGAGTCACACTAAATATGGAAGATGTTGAAAGATACCTTTCTACTATGCCAGCTAAGCCTGACGACTACCTACGTGATCGTATAGTCTTTAGAAATCAGGTATTTAGGCCTACTCATTTTTATCCTCGTGGATTGGTTACAGACCAGTACACTTTGTTTACTTTGGATGCGTCTCAAGAAAACCCTGAAGAAATGATTAATGACCATCAATTTATTAAGTACGCTAACTAGGAGTAACAATGGCAGAAAATAAAAAGTCTAAAGCCCACCCCGGTTTTAAGTCTGTACAAAAAAAGATCGCTGAAAAAGAAGGCGTATCAGAAAAGGCTGCGGGAGCTATCTTAGCTGCAAGATCCCGTGGAGCCAGTCCAGCAGCTAAAAAGAAAAATCCTAATCTAAAGAAAGTAAAAGGTAAGTAATTATGGCTCTTGATCATATTGTAGTTCAACCTACGGCAAACGCTAGAAGCGTGTTATTTACGGTGCCTGCCGGGGCATACGGGGTAAATGTAACTATTCAGAATAGAGCTACAGCGTCTGCAAGAGACATTGCGATTGGCGACGACACTTTAGGTGCTGTTAGTGGCTCTAATGCTGGTATTAAGATCCCTTTTGGAACCACATTTCAAATGGTATGCAATGCTGGAGACGTTATTTATGCGTATACAGCAGGCGATTTTGTTGCTACGTCAGAATACGTAGTAGTTTTATACAGCACTCAGTTTAAATAAGGAGAATTAAATGTGTGCAACATGCGGTTGTATGAAGCCCAAGGATAAGCACGGCATGAAGACCCTATCAGCAGCTAATAAAAAGTTTGCTAAGAAGGGCGGATGCTCTAAGTGTGGCAAAGCTACTTGCTCTTGTGGCAAGAAGGCTCCCGCTAAAAAAGCGGCCCCTAAAAAGAAGTAATAGTTAGTAAAGATTATTGAGGGGTTTAGCAGTATATTCAGTAGTGACGCTGGAGTTATCCAGATTTGCTGAAGTACTGCTACCTCTTGAGAATGAGGATTGTGATGTTATACCTTGCTAATAGATTGGCCCGCATGGAAAGCGAAGCTGATCGTAGAGAGTTTGTTGCCGGTCTAGTCGGTAGCGATAAGGTTAATTTAAAGTCTTTAGCAGTCGGGTTTGTTAGTACCTCGCTACTGTTAAAGGCTTTTAAAAAGTGACGTCAGCAAAGTACCTTCCTAATAAAATTATTGAGTCAGCTGATTACACAGCTAAAAAAATGACTGCGGAGTTTCGCAGAAACGCTTACAAAAGTGGCTGGCCTACTGAGATTACCCGTAAATTGCGTGTAGAACACGATGGCGGAGATCATTTCTTTATAGAACCAAATAAAGCTATAAAAAAAGCTGTACTAGATCTTGAACAAGGTAACCAAAACACTCCCCCAAATGCTGCAATTTTGCGCTTTATGAACCGTAGCCACATACATATTGAGGACTACACTAATCTAATATTCGCAAGCATTATGGATATGGAGATATTTAAATGACCTTTTTACTTAATGAAGATGCAGCTCTTAAAACTTTGTTAAAGAATAGAGTAAAAGTTAGCGACGCAGCTAACAATAGCCGATCAGTAGGTGTTTGGTTTAGACAGCCAGACCTTGAGATTCGTGAGCAGTCTTACCCATACCTAACTATTGAAATGGTAGATATTTCAGAGTCTAGGGAAAGAAGACACTCCGGCCTTACTACTTTGCCGTATGTTCCAGATGGTACGTTTGATACTAATGGAAATGCACTTCGTAGTGATATTAAGTACCTTACAGAAACCCCTATTCCTGTAGATATTGACTATCAAGTTGCGTCTTATTCTCGCCATCCTCACCATGATCGCCAGATTATTTCTACTATCTTGACTCAAATTATGCCGTTTAGATACGGCGTTTTAAAAATTCCCGAAGACGGTACTGTTCGCAGGCTTGAACTTACGGGGTATGCAAAAAGAGATATGACCGAACAGGGAAAAAGGCTGTTTGTTAATGTCTTTTCTATTAGGATTAATTCAGAGATATTTACCTCAGGATTAATGGCTATGGATAATCCTGTAGATAACATCCGCTATACAGGCCAACAATTCACAAATGAAGACATTACACAAACTAATTAAAAATCGGCCACACGAGAATATAACTAATTAACTTAAGGAGTTAAACTATGAGCTCATTTGCTCGTCCTGGTGTCTATATCCAGGAAAACATTGTGCAGCAAAATATTACAACTCAGTCCCGTACTGATGCTGTTGCTGCTTTTATTGGTCAGCTACCAAAGGGCCCTATCGTACCTACACTGGTTGCTACTTGGGCTGATTTTGTTAAGTACTTTGGTGGAGTTAACAGCACCTACCCAACTACTGCTGCCCTATTTACTTTCTTTTCTAATGGTGGTCGCAATGCCTACATTCAAAGAGTTGTACCTTCTGATGCTACGGTAGCATCCTACACATACACTGTTACTGGCGGTTCTTTTGTAATTAACGCTATTAATAAGGGTTCTTGGGGAACTAGCTTGTATGTTGAAACTATTAGTGGAAGTATTCCAGGTAGATTTTCTCTTGCAGTATATGGAAGCCCACTAGTATCTGGCGGAGATTTAAGATCAAATGTTCTTGAACAGTGGACTGATCTTAGCCTTACTTCTACTGATGCTCGCTATGCTATAGATATTATTAATGCATTCTCTGCTTACATCAATGTATCAGTTACAGGAACTCCGACTGCGCCCCCAGCTACTACAAATATTGTACAGACACTTTCTGGTGGTACTGATGGTACTGCTCTCGTTGGTTCTACTTTATATCAGATTACTGACACTTTGCCAAACTTTGACAATATTACTTCGCCTCTTATTTTTAATGCTCCTGATATTTCAAAGGTTGCTAGTGGTGCAACCTATTCTTCAAACCGTGGGTACTCTATTGCTACTTGGGCAAAGCTTTTAAAGTATGCGGAATACCGTGGAGACGGTTTTGTTGTAGTAGATACTCCTAATGAAACTAGTGCCGGTAATACGATGAGTGCTTTTGACGCACAAGTTTATGCCGGAGACGTCTACAGCCAGACTACTTCTGCTGGAGTTTCAACTACTTCGCAAAGCATTACAACTCTTACCACTGATAGTACGTCTGTAACCTACACTACTGGAACTTCTCCACATGGTTTCTTAGTTGGTCAGACAGTTACAGTTTCAGGACTTTCTAACACTGTTGCTCTTAACTCAACTGCTGCAACTGCTGTAAAGCCAGGTTATCAAGGTCCTACTGCAGTTGCTGGCTATGTAACGTTCCAGACTGCTCAAGACCATGGTTTTAAGACTGGCGATTCGGTAATTATTACTGGTGTTACTCCAACTACGTACAACAACGGTGGCACTGCTTACACTATTACTAGATTAGATAATAATAAATTCTACGTAGCTAGCTCTGTTACTACAACCCCTTCTGCTGTAACCAATGCTACTGCTTCAAGTGCTGGTCTTAATGGTAGCTTTACCATTACTGCAGTACCTGCTACTACTAAGTTCACCGTGTCTAACACGGAAGCTATCGCAAACCCTGTAGTTATCCCTACCGCCTCTAGTTCGTACCTCGCAAATGTTACTACTATTAATACAACTGGTAACCACAATCTTACTGCTGGTCAAACAGTAGTTATTCAAGGCGTAGTTCCAGATGCTTACAATGGTACGTGGGTGACCGCAGCTAGCACAGCAACCAATGTATTGAAGATTACTACCAATGCAGATCTAGGCGCTATTACTACGGCAGGAACTGTTTCGGGTGGTCTAGGCCTTACAACTGCAAGTGCGGCTACTGCAACTGGTTTTGCAACTGCTACTGGCTCAGTAACTAACTCTTGGTCCGCTGTAAGCTCTTTGGCTTCAAACGGCGCTATCTACTACCCTTGGTTGAAGATTCCAGATACCACTAAGTCTGTTCCTGGAGTTACTACTCCAGTAGCACCTGGTGGCGCAGTTATTGGTCAGTACCAGGCTACAGATGCTTCTCGTGGAGTATTTAAGACTCCAGCAGGTTATGGCACTCGTATTGGTACTGCTGTAGACGTCACTAAGAGACTGACTAACGCAGAACTAGATAGCTTGAATACTGGTAGTGGTAATACAACTGCTACTCCAGTCAACGCTATTCGTAACGTTCCTGGTGCAGGTATTGTAATTATGGGTGGACGCACTCTAGCTAATACTTCTCCAAACCGCTACATCAATATTCGTCGAAGCATTATCAATGTTAAGAAGCAGGTTGAGCGTATCAGCCAGTTTGCTCTATTTGAGAATAATGATGAATACCTATGGGCCCAGCTTCGCAATACAGTTGGTGGTTTCTTGAACCAGTACTGGCAGCAAGGCGGCCTTAGAGGTACAAGCCCTGAAGAGGCATACTACGTAAAGGTAGATGGTACTACTACTACTAATACGGATATTGCTAATGGTCAGGTAAATATTCAAATTGGTATTGCTCTTGAATACCCTGCCGAATTTGTTGTAATCAACATCGGTCAGCTGACTGGCAGCTCGACTGCAATTTAATTAAGGAGATAACAGAAAATGGCAACTAGCCCACTATTTAATCCGTTTTCCACTGTCGCTACCGATCCTATTCGTAACTTTAGATACTTGGTTACTTTTAACCCGTACGATAAGACGAGTGCCGCAAAGGTAGATTTTCAGCCAACAATTGGGTTTACTAACGTAACCGGTTTTGGTATGAGAGTGGATGACATTCCTTACCGTGAAGGTGGGTACAACACTACCGTGCACCACATTCCTGGTCAGACTTCATTTGATCCAATTCAGTTTACTAGAGGTCAAACTCTTGGAGCTCAGCAGCACCACGACTGGATGAAGCAGCTATTTGCTGTAGTATCTGGCCGTTCAAAGGCTGGAGCAGGTCATGATTTCCGCTGCCAGAGCATTGATGTGTCGGTATTAAGCCATCCGAACCCTGCGGCAACGCAGTACCAGGACGGTCCTGTAGCAAACAGCCCTTTCAGCATGCACGTATCTATGCGTTTTAGAATCTACAACGCTTGGATTCAAAACTTGGTCTATGGTGACTTGTCATCAGGTGGTCAGGGGCTTATGATTGAAGGTATGTCTGTAGTGCATGAAGGCTTTGA